TGCCTGGACAGCGCATCCCCTGTCTTCGCGTTTACTTGCCATCGGTTCGTGTTATAGTAAAACCTGTCTTTCCGGGTCGGGGTAAAGTCAAAATGGCTTGGATGATAAATAACGTCATGCTCACACAAAAACACAATATCGGCATTGATATTTTCAAGGCCCAGTAAGATTTGCCTAAATAAGCTCTCACGGCCCCGTTGCCAATCGACGACAATATTATTTCCCAAATTGATAGGGATATGGCTCACGGACACAATCGGAAACCCGTTCACGCATTTAAGCAACTGCCTTCGGCAAATGCGGACCAGCCGTTCCTCACAATGATTGTCCGTATAATAGACAATCCCCTTCGTTGCCTTGCTTTTGCTTTTCTTGAGCTTCGTTCCCCAACCGGGTAAAGGCGCAAAATGCTCTATCAACCAGTCAAACTTGCGTTCCGCTTTCGGCCAAGAGTTCCCGAACCATAGGTTCCGGGATCGCTTTCTGGCGGTTTTAATATCCCCGGATGATATGGGAAACGGAAACCCAAAGTCACCGCCTTGCGTCCGAAACATATGAGAAAACCATGTTTTCTTATTTACCACCTGCCGCCCGCCGGAAAGCCATGTCTTGCAGGCGACTTCCACAGCCATTTGACCCCATGAACCATGTTCTTCGTCCATGCCGCCGAGTTCCCAATACCGCTCTCGTTCCATGAAAAAACACGCCCCAACCCCGCACATGACATCGGTAATGTCGGCCTTCGCCCATTCCCTGCGCCTGTGATCGTACTTTTGTTTGAGCGCGTCAATATCATTGCCGTATTCCTTGAGATAATTCTTGTCGAAATACGCAACATGAAGATTTGTGTCAAACCACATATAATCTGTGCGCTTGTCTCTGCGTGGTTGCCAGAGAATCTTGCGCTCAAACTCTGTCGTGTTGTCGCATTTCTCGCACGTTGTCAGCGTCGGGCCTTGGTAAGTTTCATTTCCACATTTCTTGCATATCCAATTAAAGGCATGAAGGTTATACATCCTGGGTATGACTGTCCAATCATACTCACAATCAGCCATGAGCTTAACGTCAAAACCTTCATCGACCGCACAATGAGCATCCAACTTCATGATATACTTGGCTTCCGATAGACCGACCCCTTCATTGGTCGAAGCCCTTTGTCCGATGGGTTTTGTATGGTGGACAAGGTTTACCTTGGGATCATCTGGTATGGGCGGATCAGGCCAATTACCGTCACATATTCCAATGATTTCAGTATCCCCTCGGATGTTTGCCAACACGTTTTCAATCGTGTTTTTGAAAAACATCTCATTTCTGCCGGGGATTATAACTGATAATTCTGTCATTGTTTTACCCAGAACCAAGACCGTCTTGGATTCTTCTTTTTGCGTTCCCTTTCCTTCACCATATCCGTGATATACCAAGGGTTTATTTTGTGGTATCGGGTGTAATCGTCTACCGCGCTTTTTACCCCAACCCGTGATTTATCAGCGTTGTAATAATCATGCCCGCTAATTACGCCCCCCACCCTGACTTTTCTCGACCACAGAAGAATATCGAGCATGGCATAGTCATATAAATGGTTCCCGTCGATATACACGAAGTCCAGTGTCCCGTCTTTAAAATGATTGATAGCCTCTTCGCTTTTCATCTTTAAAAATTTGACGTTATGACTCTTCATCGCCTTATGAGCCTGATGTTCCGCTTTTTGATGCCTGCTGTTCCCTCGCGGCTTGCGGGCACCCCGGTAATCTTTGTATTGGTCGATGAGAAATAACCTGACACGGGGTATCTCATGGACAATATCCTGAGCGTTTCTTCCCGCCCATACGCCTATTTCCGCACCGCGCTTATATCCGCATTTTTTAAATAGCTTATACATATCCACACGATTGATGCCTTTTAGCTCAATAGGCAGGTCTTGTGCATTTCCTAGCTTCCATGTTTCCTGTATGTATCGTATAGGCTCCAAACTCTCTCTCCTATGCCATGTGGGTACGGGCTTAAAGTGTTCAATTATCCACTCAAACTTACGCTTCTGTAACGGCCAGTTATTTTTTGTAAAACATTCAATGACATAATCTCTTGATTTTTCACGATCCCCTACCGGCTTTGGATACGTTGCTCTCCACGGGTGATGTTTCCCGGCGTTTTTCTTCCAATGTGCATACCATGTCTTTCGATTTAATACATAACGACCCCCGGAAAGCCACGCTTTCAAGCATGTTTCCTGCGCTTCCCTACCCATTGTGCCGTAGTTTACATCGTCAAGACCGCCCAAGTCCCAAAACCGTTGCCAGTGCATAAACCAGCACGACCCCTGGGAAGTCATTAAATCGCATATCTCCTGGACTTTTACCCGTTCTGCGTACTCCGGCCAGTTGGCACCTTTCATAGGATAGCGTTCGTCTTTCGGGTTCGTGATATACTGAAAATCGTATATTTTATCTCCCCTCTCCCAAGTCTTTCTTCTAAGATCATATCGCCTGGGTACGACCGTCCAGTCATATTCGCAATCCGCTTTGAGCTTTTTGTCAAACCCCTGGTCAAAGCAACAGTGGGCGTCACACTTCATTAGATATTTGCCTTGCGCTATTTTCGCGCCGGCATTGATCGCTTTACGCATTCCCCGTGATTCCGTCCAATGAATGACCTTAACACGTTTATCCTCTTTTAACGGCGGATCAGGCCAATATCCGTCCAATATTGTGATAATTTCCAGGTCTTCCTCGGCCTTATCAAAAATATCGTCTATCGTTTTTTGCAAATAAGGCTCGTTTCGTGCCGGGATAACCACTGAAAGCATTATGAAATTCTCCTAACTCGATATACGCCCATTAATAATCCTCTTGGTTGATATATGAACCCTGCCGATGGACTGACTGATGCTGAAGGGCTTAAAGAAGCTGAGGGCGACAAAGATGCTGACGGTGAAACAGAAGGCGACTCTGAGGGCGACTCTGAAGCAGAGGGGCTTACGGACGGTGATTCAGATGCCGATGGACTGATACTGGGTGATTCGGAAGCACTCGGACTGACCGAAGGCGACACAGAAGCTGAAGGACTGACCGACGGAGATTCACTCGCCGATGGTGATATAGATGGCGATTCAGACGGAGATTCGCTTGCCGATGGGCTTACGCTTGGGCTTTCAGATGCACTTGGCGATATTGACGGACTTATGGAAGCCGATTCTGACCCTGGACTTGGACTAGGCGATACTGAAGCCGATGGACTTACACTCGGTGACTCACTCGCGGATGGGGAAACGCTTGGACTTTCCGAAGCTGATGGACTGACTGAGGGAGACTCGGAAGAACTTGGCGAAATAGACGCTGATGGAGAAACCGATGGGCTTTCTGATGCACTAGGGCTAACGCTTGGGCTTTCAGAGGCCGATGGTGATACTGAAGGTGATTCTGAGGCCGACGGGGAGACTGAGGGTGACTCACTCGCGCTCGGTGATATAGATGGAGAAACTGAGGCCGAGGGTGACGCCGATTCGGACGCAGACGGACTAACCGATGGACTGACCGAGGCAGAGGGTGACACCGAAGGAGATTCGGAAGCGGATGGTGATACTGATGCTGAAGGACTTACGCTTGGTGAAACACTGGCCGAGGGTGAAACAGATGGAGACTCACTTGCCGAGGGACTGATGCTTGGTGATTCGGAAGCACTGGGGCTGACCGATGGGGATACAGAAGCACTTGGGGAAACGGAAGGTGAAACTGACGCACTTTCAGAAGCCGATGGAGAGACAGATGCACTTAGACTCGGTGAAATTGAAGCACTGGGGGAGCCTGCCGCCTCCTGGTCCCCGCCGCGCCATAAGTCGTACTTGTGATCGGAACCAGCGGATGTGAGATAATAAATACTCTGCCCGACATAGCTGCCCGTATCAACCGCAGTAGACGGGTTGCCTGTCTGTGTTTGAGTCGGGTCCCCCCAATTCTCAAAATCGCCGGGGTCGCTGTTCCCGAAGTCCCAATATTTAAAAACCGTGTCATTCCCCGTGCCCTCAACAGAGAATCCGAAATAATCATTTGCGTTAGGTGCGGTAACATTTATCCTAGTTCCGACAGTCTCTTGCCATGAAACTCCATTATATCTCTCAACATTGAACTGCCAGTTGGAAGATCCATCCCACCGTAAATTGACCCAATAGCACGCACCACTTCCATCGGCATTTGCCTGCCGGAACATCGCGCCGAAAGAGCCGGCGTTGCCCTCCAAATAGTTGAGACGAACTAACACACATTGGTTGACCGAATCACAAGCAGTCTGATAAACGAGATTATAGCCATTGTAATTTACAGTACTCGCGATAAACATATTGGAGCTGTCGGCATATGGCGTTCCAGCAGACCCATCGTCTCCTACATCCCAATTCGCATCAGAGGCTACATTGCCAGTAAAATCCCATGCTTCTGAGTATTGCGGGTATGACATATTTACCTCGGTCCACTCCCAATGTAACTGTCCGTCTGTTGCCGGGTATATCTCATCCGGTGTTTGAATCGCATAATAAAGCTCATTACTGTAACCACTCTCAAATCCCTCTGTATCGTATGCCGTAAGCGCAATGTAGCTTTGATCCGGTATCTCCGCCGTGTAAGTCGTAACATTGCCGACATCCAGCGTCGAGGTATAGACCCCGGACTCCGCCCCCCAATGAAGGCGGTATCCGGCAAGGTCCTCTTCTGTGTTCGGATCCCATTGAAACGCAACCTGATCCGCTCTAAGGAACGTAAACGACAGTAAGACTACCGCCGCTAGCAGGAGCAGGAACATCAAGCAGCGTACCAATAACATACTCAACAGACGCGCCTTGGACGTTGTAACTAACAATCTTCACCTCCTGGCCTATGAGATCCGTAACCGTAAACGTGCAGGTTGTCGGATCAGTCTCTTGCACCGTGCATTTTGTGACACCATCGAGTTGACATTCCTCAAAATCCAAATTAGGACCGATGCTCCTGGTCCAGGTCGCCGTCACGGACCAGTCGGCACATGCCAAGGTGGGTAGAAACATAAGCGCCAAAACAATCATCAATAACTTTTTCATTGCTTTAAGACTCCTTCCATACTCTGTTAATCCATTAGACATAAAAAAAGCCGCTAAAAGCGGCAGGGTGAAAAGTTTCATGTCGGCTATGTTATTTTACAAACACTGCCTCAACCGTCCAAGTCGCATTGTTTACTGCCTGGTCTGATGAAACACTTAGTTCGATTTTCCCGGTTATTTTCCAATAATGGGTAAAATGTTCACCTGCTCGTTTATTATATAAATCAGGCAATGTCGCACGCCCCAACGCGCCCGTGTTTTCCAATAAATTCAAACCGGCATATGCTGTTGAATTGTCCACGGAACCCAACAAATCAATCTTTGTATCTTCATCCAAATACATAAACAAAAAGATGTCCGTATCGTCTGTTGGTGCCGTCGCTCCGGCATACGCCCTCACCTCATACAAGTGCATACCTTGTATAAATTTGGTAAACGGTTCACCGAGATACGTCTGAGAATCCGTGTCAGTGTCCGGTACATCACCGTCCGATGCGTCCCCCACGCACACGAATTTAATAGTAAATGTTGAGTCGTCACCATATCCCGGTTCGATTGTAACCGACCCGTCGGCATACGCGAAAGTTGAATAAAACAATAAGCACAATGCGATAAGTAGTTTTTTCATTTTGCATTCCCCAATTTTAAATGTTCTTGAATTGCCTTTGTTCTCCATTTGTTATAAATATATGTTCGTTTTGATGATAAAAGGTTAATAATATCATTATGTTTTTCAGGATTTTCAATATGCTTTTGCATATGAGGTTGAATTAAAAAATCCTCATACGCTTCCTTCAAATCTTTTCCTGAACGCAATACAAAATCCCTGTAAACTTCATCATCTAACTTTATCCGCTTTTTACGATAAGTAACTTCTTGAGAGGGCGGAGTCGGATATGTGTTTAATTTTTTTAATGTTAATTCCACCGGGTCCCTAGTTTCCTTGCTCCATTTAAAAGGCAGCCATTGCCGAAAAGCTCCCCCCTCCAATATGATTTCTTCTCCCCAAACATTCAACCTTGAGGGAGAACCTTTCATCAATCCCGGAGGGATATTAATTCTAAACGCATCTAACCAATCGTTGCTCTCTCGTAGTTTTGCTTCTCCCTGGACTTCTGCCTCGTATGCTCTCTGAATTGACCGCCAAAAACTTGAATAGGGCACCATACTTGTCGCTGTTCTTTTAATCATACCTTCTCTGCTACCATACCTATCAAATATTTGACTAATCCCGCTCAAGTAACTTGAATCAATCAAAAAATTCTTATACGCGGCAGCCGAATTTAACAATGCCTCGCTTATTTCATTTTCTGAAGCATGTTCTTTCAACTTCTGTGCTACAATAGATGTTGCACCAATAACCGTAGAGAACGGTTCCACACGTCTATATTGAAACCATTCATCTCCTATCCTGATAGACCAAGGCTTTTCACCCCTTCGATACATGGCATCTCGTTCGGCTTTATTATCCGGTTGCTCTCCTATAATATCGCCGGTCATGAATTTCTTTAAAGCGTATGTTGTTAATATCAGCCCTTCTATTTGTTTTGATACAATCTCTGCTTTAGGTTGACCTTTCAATAAACCCAACCCGACACCAGGGGTCATTTCAATCCCCCGCTTCATAAGATTGCCGATTGTGTTTACAAATGGCACAATAAACCGACCTACCCCACCGGGAATAGCATCCCGTAGATGAATGATTGCCGTTGATACGGCACCCGGCTCATCCATAAATGTTGCATAGTCTGCAAATTTTTTTGCATTATCGAAAGCCCAGTCCGGCGGTTTTTTTAAAAAGCCTTGTATATGCTTTTGAAGTGCTTGCCCTTTTAACTTGTTTTGCAGCCCCGTTCTTAAGGCAATAGCTTTCATTTGACCATCAAAAGCTATCGTTTTCGCCATAACATCCATACCCCGCAACGCTTTGGTAGGAACTGTCAAATACTTGCCTATTTCTCTAACGGCTTTAGATGGGCTACGTTCAAAAGCCCCCATTGCATATCCTTGTTCCATCGCCCATTTGGATTCAAACGATGTTATTTGGCCCGACCTCAATAATTCTCCGGCACCTTTTAGCCCTTTGCCGGTTGACTTCAATCCCGCAAATAAAGGGATAGCTTCTTTTACAAACCGCTCTCGTCCCCCCCCCGTGTATGCTTTTATTATTTTATCCCAAACACCTGCATGAGCACGATGAGGGACTTGAAACAAATACCACAACGTATTATTGCCGACATTAACAAGGTGGGTCGGGATACCGGAAAGGATTTGATTGTACCAATACTCAATCACATAATCTTTCAACTTTGGGTTTCCCAAACGGTCTATGAAAAATTTAACCGCCGTTGCATCTTCAAAGTTTAAGTTTTTAAATTCGGTTAATTCTCGTTCGTTAAGACCTCTCTCCAATTTTGTGAATGATTTTGCAATTCGGTTTAAAGACACATCACGTTTGAATATATTCAACGCACGTCCGGTTTCTTCTGCGGCTTTTGTGGTTGCCGTAAAAATCTTATCCTTGTAAATATTGAAGGCACGGTCAAATTCGGATCGCGGTAACTTGGAAATTGCAAGATGTCTCAAGTAGGCAAGCGCATCAACATTCAACTGACGAATTGCATCAATCTCAACGGCACTCTTCGCCCCTTTACGACTAACAACCTTTTTCATTTTTTCAAAGTCGTTATAAAGGTCTTTGCTTAATTTGCCGGTTTTGTCCCAACCTTGAACATTTTGGTGAACACGTTCAGCCATTATACGTTCAATGTCTTTAAGAGATTGCGGTATTTTCTGTTTCTCTAAATTCACTGAACTCGCGTATTCCGTAGTCTTTCCTCTCCTTGTAATTTTTCTAACAGAACCAACACTCGAAGCGCCTTTTGCTCCCCCAGGATATCCCGACATTAATCCGAGAATCGCCTGGTCCACATAAGCCGACGGCATTTGTTTGGCAAGCTCGGGGATTGCCGCTGCGGGCATTGTTTCTTCCAACCTTTCCAAAGTCTCCCTAAAAGCATAGGGAACAGTTTGAGGGATTCGCCCCGTTGCATAAGCCCCTAGCGCCTTTTTCAAGTTTGGTTCTATGAGAGGAAAAAACTGCGGCTTTGTTTTGATAAACTGCCGCCGGATATTAAAATACCAGTCCTCTTTATTTTGGGAGGGTTCCTCGTAAAACTTGCCCACCTTCTGCATTCATCTCCTGTTCTGGAAAGAATTGAACCACTGGGCTTTCCCACGGAATAAACGTGGTCGTTTTTCCGTTTCTTATCATAAAGCCCCATCCGTTTTCAGCGTCCACCCCATACTTGACATTTTTATTTCCATAAATTCTCTGCAAAGCCGCTTCCGCTCGTTCTCGTTTTGCCTGATACTTAGTGGCGGGAGATAAAAAAGACCACTCCTGCTTACTCGGCATCTTCGCCATTGCTTCTTTTTCTATATCGGTTGAAAAACTGGGACCTTCCGCCCAAGTTTTATTTCTTGCGGTTGCCTGCTGTCTTGTCCTATCCTCGATGCTTACCTGGATACCGGATTGACCGCTTTTGCCTATTGTCCCCAAGTTTTCTTTGGATACTGTTTTTTGACTTTGAGGGTCTGTGATAACACGAGTGACATTACCTTTATCGTCTGTCGCAAAATGGATGTTATAAGACGGGTCCGTTTTTTTCGGCGCACTAAAAAACTTTGTGCTTTTACCGAAAGATACGGCATGGCCAAGCAGTTTGCCATCTGCTTCTATCGGCACAACTCTTGGCTGTTCAGGCGGTAGTTGAGGTGCTTGTGGTCGATAATAATTGCGTTTATTATACGAAAAGGCAAACTGGTCGCCGGGTTGGTCTGGAACGGTTTTGTAACCCTCCCGTTGCAAGTTTAGCTGGTTCTGTTCCTGCAACTGCCGCGTCCTCATCTGATTTGCCAAAAGCATTTGCATGACATTCGGCATCATGCGCTCAAACGGTCCACGCTTGTCTAAATATATTGGTGCTGCCATCTTTTTTTTACCCCCTCTTATCCCGCAAACATCGCCGGGATACCCAATAAGGCCCCCCACGGATTACCAAACGCCATTGCACCCATCGCCGCCCCACCAATTCCTGAAGCCATTGGGTTGCTTTGTTGCGTCACCACGGGATTCGGCATCAGGTTCGCACCCGAGCCAAAATAACTCGGCATCATAGACCAGGGTGCTTGCTGCGCCTGAAGATTCGCCTGCCACACGTTTTGGTTGCGCCCAAGCTCCGCCCCGTACTGCTGCTGGTACATCGGAGACGTCATGTTCCAGGCCGTCATTGCCGCCTGTGGCCCGTAGGTTCTCCCGACACCCTCCCCCAAAGCATTCCCGAACGCACCCGTCGGCCCGGTCATAGGACTTCCCATCATACCCTGAGAACCGAACTGCTCACCAAGCTGATTTGCCATGTCGAGTGTCGGCTGATAAATCCCTTGCTTGATTTCAGGTGACAGGTTTTGATACCAGTTAATATCCGGCATCTGCATTTGAGGCAGGCCGTAACTTCCGACATTCCACAATGGCTGCCCCGACATTGCTTTATCCAATAAATTAGTCCCTGCACCATACGACTGCCACAGCATCTTTTTTTGGACCTCTGGCATCTTATAATCTACATCTTGTCCGCCGCCGCCCATTACTTTTTCCTCGCCATAAAGTTGATAGAGTTTACGTTCAAAACCTCATACCCTCTTGACCGTCCAACCTTAACTAAGTGGTTGAATACAATCGTGTTTACACTGGTCCCGATAATCAACGGGCTCCGGTGCCGTGCTGCAAACTGTTCAAGCTGTTCAATCAGTGCAGTAAGTGCCTGTCGTTTATCGCCCCAGGAAAACACATAATCACATTCCACCGTCGCGGCATAAGGCACCCCGCGCTTAAACCAATGCCCCCAGGCACACGGTTGGTTGTCGTCGTCCGTCACGATCCAAAATTCTTCAAGCTCCGATCCGTGAAGCTGCTTTTGAACAAAACCGTTTCGGATAGACTCAACAAAATAAGTGTAAAGCGTTTCGTACCGGATACCGGGAATCTGAACCTTCTCGACAAACTTTTGAATTGATTCCGCCAAAAGGCCCAAGTATTCCGGGTTTGTGATTTTGGTTGCTTTCATTTACATCCCCGTTGGGAAAAACCACCCTTCGACATTCATTGATAACTCGTCTGCATCCGACCTGCTCATTTTGACCTCAATAATTTGGGACGTATCACTAATAACCTCACAGGTATATCCAAAATATTGATCCGTTCCAATTCTCTCTCCCGCTACCAACTGATGCCCACTTGCCCCGGTCTGTCCATTCGTCCTCCAATATGCAATAACACTTGCATCAGTTGTTCTGGCCTCCAATAGACCACTGACAACAAAGCGGGTGCAAAACCCCGGAACCGACGAGGCACAGTCCACATCGGTAAAAGTATCATCAAGATCAGTTTCCGCACGTTCTTCAATTTTATCGGCAAATACAACATAGTCCCCGCCGTCATGATAGAACTCTATCACAGCATCACCGGCGCTTTGCAAAACTGCAAATATGCAACGGTCGTTTCCGTTGTACCACCCATGTTTTGCATCGGACCAAGTGGGTGCCGTAACATCCGTGTTCAAAAAACACGTCTCATCAAGCTCAGGGGAAGCGTTTGTGACAATCGCTGAATCGTCCAGGTAAATATAATGCCATGCTACCGCACCAGCATCTACATCGTCACTCCCCGCATTCGACCCCCCGGACCCCAGTTGGAACGTCAGTTCGGCATCCCAGAACACCGTTTGCCGTGTCGTGCCATCATGAAAGTAAGACCCCGGCCCGATATAGATTTCATCAGCGTCCTTCCATCTAAACTTCGACCGATGGTTGGGAGGACCGACCGTTCCAATCGTTGAATCCTTCCAACCGAGAATCATCTGTAAAAGGTCTTTGTGCCATTCCAAATTCTCTTTAATATCCGGGATGTCCGCCGCGATGGTATTCCCTACCGCCGGGACATTCGCGTTGTGTTGGTCTGCCATTACGTTGTCCTCTTAAATACCCTGACGTAAACGGTTCCCGAACCTAAGTCAACCGCCACGCCCGTGTTGTTTGCCAAAATACAGGTCACGGTATTTGCCGCCGTTACCTGTGCATCCAAAACCAAATCCGAAACATCCAAGGAAAAAGCGGCTATGGCATGGTCGCCCAATGCCGCTCCCGTTACCGTAACCTCTTTCGCCTCTTCATTACCGTCATCAATGCTGCCGGGGTCCCATGTCGCGTTTCCGCTGTATCGTTCCTCTTGCAATTTCAACCAAAGGGTGTGACACCATAAGTATAAATCCTGCACGTTATCCGTTTTGGGAGGTGCTTCAAGAAACATTAGAATCGCTCTCCCGTAGCATACTTGAACACAATCTCGTTTACCCCGAACCTGTCATTACTTTGGTTGCTGCCCCACTTGATTTGATGGTAAAAATTATTTTTCCCGCATCGTACCACCGGATAATCCGGGCTGTCACAGGACACCGTGCCAAGGCTTTCCCAGGTTGCCGCCTCAACTTCCCCTACCGTGTCACCCCCTCGATAATAGACCGTAAGATTAAAACTCCCGACTTCGGTTAGTCCAAACCAAATCTCTTCCAGCATGGACCGTCTATCATTATTCGGTAGAATCGGCTCTATTCGGTATGATTCATACGTTTGTTCATCATCCTGTTCGCTTGCATATTCATACACATGACCATCCGCGCTCGACATAACAAGCGACGGAACAAACGACACAAAATCCGACCATGTTAGACCGGCATCAATTACATCCTGCCATGTCGAATATCCAAGCGCGATAAGCTCCGTCCAGGTCAAGCCGGAATTTAAAATCCAATTATCAATAAAACTGGCTGCCTTATTCTCTACACGCCAATTTCCCGTTTCAATACTGTAAAACCAAAGTTCATTGTTCGTGCTACCGCCATCCGCCGGGACCGTCCAACAAATCTCTTTTAATGTCGGGATAAATTTCCCGACAATCATTTTGTAATATGTGCTGTCAATTAGTGAAATTTTATCCTCAATCGCTTCGGATATCGGCCTTCCACCATGCGGGAACTCCAAACCGCCCCGGTACTCACAAAAACCATAATTTGAATTAAATAGAAAATGTCGTCCCCCGACATCTACAATAGAATGATGATTTGCCGCTCCTTCGTTCGATATCATGTTGGTCAAACCAAACGGTGTGGTATAATTCGGGTAATACACAATCCGGTCAATGCTATGATCCCCATACAAGCAACACGAATTAAATCCCATCCTTTTTATGCCGGTAATCGGATCGTCATTTCCCCGAAACAACTGATTCGCCGCTGCAAATTCGAGGTCAGTTTGGCATGTTTGATTCGCGCCGCTCCACCGGATTTCCAGGTGCCCGTTCGTTTGGTCTGAGTAAGCCCCGATAATCCTGCGCTGAAAACTTTCCAAGTATCTGAATTTAAACTCGGTGCCTGCTGCGATTGCTTTCTCACATGTCGTGTCGTCATGGTCTACACTGTACGGCGTGTGTTCGGCAAAATCCGTGAACACCATATAACTGCCATACCGAATTGCCGACCAAAGAAATGTCGCATCGTCCCGGAACTCAACCGCTCCATCATGGTCCACCACATCACTAATTCGCGTGGGCGCTCGCGTGCTATACTTAAATAGCCTGCCGCTCCCGCCCCCACCGTCCACCATCATAATCCACGGAACTCTGTTCGTGCCGTCAAACAACTCGAACATCCCCACACAATACGTTGTCGTAGGTGTTGCAGAGCTTGAATAAACAAGCCGCCCCAATGACTTTTTTGCAGTGTTCCTGGGGCGGCTATGCCCAATGTTCAATGAATCAACGGCATGAACGGCAAACACATTCTCGCCCATAGATTGGAATAAAGAGCCGTCATTATGCGGCACATTCGACTTTATCCCAAGCAAAGGCTTGTAAACGATTTTCCCTATCATGCCTGAAAGACGCTCCTTGCGCGATAACCCATAGTTGTCCACTTCTTTTTGCCGTCGGCAACTTTTGATTTACCCAAGCCATACTCCCATTTAGAACGATAATAGGCTGCTTTTTCAAAGTCATGCAATGCCTCAAAAGACTCGGCCAGTGCAAAATCACAACACCGGAACCGTTCTATCTGTGGCAACCACGAAAAATCAGTCGAGGTGTCATCGTCACCCGTCCGGTATATCTCCCACTCAAAAACGTCGGCTCCGTCCGGCGCAGGTGCCAGCCATAACTCCCGATCCCTTACCGTGGCAAGCGCAACTTGCCCGTTGCTTACTTCGGCAAGGTCCGGGTATAGCAAATCAAACTGATGCGGGCTTGTAATATGAACCACTCTATCGTTCGTCAAATCCCGCAACGGTCCCGCCGCCCCCCCGAAATCGGCAGGGCACGCATAAACAGAAGTCCCGCCCGTACAAGTCAGCGTGACAAACTGCCTTCGCCAACTATAATTCCTTGCTTCGGCAAGCTCCTGTTTTGCACGGACCAACCAATTTCTTACTTGGTTTGAAGTTGGAGTGGTCGATGCACTCAGCGTCCCACGTTTTAATTTGCTCTCAACTTCCGTTACGCAAGCAGAAATATCAGTGAGGGTGCCCGCCGTGAACGCAAGCGCATCCTTATTTGTCCAGCTATCCGTAAGAGCCATGAAAGCCTCCTTTTACCAGCCCATCACAAGCAACTGAGTAACGCTAGACGCTTTTGCCGGAATGCTCAATGTGATGGATTTATGGTCAGCAGCCAATGTGCAAGCACAATAGCTTAACGCTCCCGGCGCACTCGTGTAATGGGTTCCTCCATCAATAAATCCTTCGATATAATCCAAATCCATACTCACCGCATAAACCGTTGATGTGGCTTCATCATGTGTAATACTATACATCCGAAACGCCCTGCCTCCAGCAGTCCACCTAAAATTCTCACTCAGTGTTAGTGCCATCTTTAATATCCTCCAATTTAAATTTCGTACTTGAAGTACATCCGATTGTTTTTGTTTGGTCCCTGCTCGAATACAGCAGGGGGTTTTCATCCTCGATGTTCAGTTGGTCGCAATGCTCGCACGGCAATCCGTCCACCATGCCCGTTTCATGTGCAATACGAATCTTTTTGAATGTGTCACCTTTTAAAATATTTTCAATGCTGTCCTGGTAGGTATCCCCGACAGTCATGTGTGCATCAAAATCAAAACAACATACCATCATCTTTCCGTCCGCATTGATTTGTATCGGCCCCCTATGAGGTCTCCCGCAGGTACGCTTCTTGATTTTAACATCCCGGTATTGTCTTCCATACGCCCAATTATGGGGCTTCCATATTTCCAGATAATCCACCCCATTATGCTCCCAAGCCGTCCGGATATCATCTACGCTTTCACCGTGCATGGGAATGACCGTAATCCCTATTTTTATGTTTCCGCCGTCCGTCCGGTTGCAGGCGATAAAATTGTAAATGTTCCGCAGTACAATGTTGTCATAATCGAACCCGCACCCGTGAACGTCCTCGTAGTTATCCGGCTTTAACGCATGATGAGATATACGAACTTCGCTCAACCCGGCATCGCGCAGCTTTTTATACATCTCCACATCAAGCAGTGAAGCATTTGACGTGATAAAAGTATCGAGCCCCAACTCACTGCATATCTCAATCTTTTCCGGCAAAGTTTTATCCATCAATGGCTCCCCGTATCCGAACAGCGAAATCAGGGTGGCCCCTAGCTCTTCCGCCTGCATCGCAAGGTCCATGAAATGATCAAAGTCCATTGTCACTTTCGGGCGTGTCATTTTGTCCCGTGGACAAATCTTGCAGTTATAATTGCAAAAGCTCGTGGTTTCGATTCGGACTTCAGGATTTATCAGTTTCATTGTCTACCTTCCAAAGTATGGTCTTTCCGGGTCTTTCTTGATTACCATCGTCAAACCCATAAACTGCGCCGTGTAAGGCCAGGTAAACACATCACAATCCAACTCATCCCGCCTGTCCTCTATCTCCCGGCGCAATTTGTAAACATCATCGCATCCCGTGGGTCTTAAATAAAACTCGTGTGGGGGGAACGTGTCATGCAAAAATATCACCCCACCGATTACCAGCTTTTTGTAAAAAAACTCGAACTCCCGCTTGCTCATCTCATACGAGTGATCGGCATCAATCAAAACCAGGGCAGGCGTGTCGTCAAAATCATCCATAAACTCTTCGGTCAGCATGTGGTGGTAGATATGGTTTTCAAAATATTGCACTTTTTTGTCCGGCCTTTTATCTACCGTGTGCAATGTCACACCCATTTCTTGTGCCGCCTTTGCCAAACCAACCGTCGATTTTCCCGCGCCAAGCTCGACCACACAAAACGGATTAAAAAACAAGATAGGTTTTGCCAGTGCTTCCAGAATAGACCATTCGGTATAAACCGTAAAATCCAGTGAGGCTTTCCCTGAATCCCTGTGCAAAAACCGTTGACCCATAAGAGGTAAATCTACTATAAATCCTTCCGCTGTATTTAATCTTACCATCATTGTCGGGACTGCTTTTTGCATATCACCATCATCCTCGAAAGCCTTCTCTCATTGTAAAAGATTCTATGTGCGTCCATAATTTCCAAGCCGGACTTATTAAGCAGTCTGTTTAACGACGACAAATCGAAAAAGTAAAGGTGACAACTGTTGAACTCATCATGCTCTTTCGGCAAATATCCAAACTCGCAAGCGTCAGGGACTTCTATGAATACCCGCCCGGACTCATTCAATCCGGTACGGACCTTAAATAAAAATTCGTCAAGATTTTTAATGTGTTCAAGAACATGAACAATAGAAACAACATCCCAGTCGCCGTCCATACAAGAGCGAAAAAACCCGGAATGACAAGGCAACCCAAGCTCATGACTAATAAAATCAACACTTTCTTTATTAGGTTCAACACACTCAACCTCCCACCCTTCCGTTTTCAAAGCCCACGGCCAAATACCGAACCCGGAACCAATGTCCAACACCTTGCCGACACCGTTGCCGATATGTTCCTTGAACCATTTAAGCCGGTGACTGTTCTCGCTTTTGTCCCCTAAACTTAGAATCCGATGAAACACCTCACTGATGCTTTCGTTCCTGAATCCCGTGTCCCGATACCCGGATTTGTAAACAGGTGCCAATTCGTCCGGGTCATAGCTATGCCATGCCTGATAAAACCCGCAGTCCTTACACCGATACCAGAACCGCAGCATCCCCTTCAGGCCGCACCACAATTCATATTGGTCCGGCCTTGCGTAGCTGAACACCTGGTCCCAGTTTTCTTTCCCGCAAATGATACAGTTCATCCGATTGTCTTTATCTGGTTGATATGAAGCACATGACGCGCCGGCATTTTCTTGTTCTTTTCTTGTGCCTTGCGCTTGCGCTTACTCATCTCGTAAACATCATGTCCTGTATCCCTGAGACATTGACTGCACATTTTGAGCGGTTGATTGATGTCAATCAATGGCTGTCCGCATCGAACACAAGTCCCGGTCAACAACGGGTCCAAAAGTTCATTTTTTTTTTCCCGCTTTGCAATGTCGTTCTGGACCGCCTCAACATGCTTTCGGATATCGTCATAATCAAATTTCGTCGTGTTCATAACCGAACTTGTCCCTTTCCATGCCAAATTTATCGCTCTTCGGGATAAACTCCCGCTCACACCATAATGGTTGGCCGATATAACTTTTGCTGATATGGTCCGTGCCGACTATTGCTATATGACATTTTGCGCAATAGTGTTCCGGCCCGTTCCCACCAAAACCCCCGCATCTTGGACATCGGTACGGATTGCCGCGTTTGGCCATCTTTGCATCTCCTTCGCTTTTAAATAGACTTTGTGTGCATCTTCGAGCATCGCCGTGTGATACATGGCGGCACCCGAATTTTTATTTACAGCCACTTGGTCCAACATAAACCAATTAGAATCCCGTTTTAAGGACTCATCATCATCCTCTTTTGCCATTACCCCCAAGATGCCGCCTTCGGAACAGTTGAAATAATGAAAATGACCATTTGTTGAAAGCTGGCCGAGTATCGTTGCCTCCAACCACGTTTTATATACCCAAAGCGTATGGTTCGTTCCCACAGTATCCAGTGATATATTATACCGATTCAATCCTTTTTGACTCTCTCCCGGCAACCATACTGATCTGCGCGTAAGTGAAAATCCGGCCCACTTTTTTTCACTGGCTGCCTCATCCCGCCCGGTGCCGGTTTCCTTCGCATTTGTCGAGTAATCCCCGTCACTGTAATACGTCTTTCTCTGGTCCTCAATTGTCTCTTTCAACTCGAAAGACAAATCGTTTCCGACACCAAAAAACACGTTTGAGCGAAAGCGCGTAATTCCAACCATCCAAGCCCCGTTCAGGACATTGCCCCCTAAATCCATTTTATGTTTTGTGGGGTCACGGTTGTAAATTTTTTTGAACATATCGTCAAACTCGGCAATCGGAGTTGTGTAAAACAAAACCGGGCGGCCTTGCCGTGTCCATTTCGCAATAACTTTCGGTGAACAATGAATCCCACAAATCAGGGACACATGCTTTGCCATCTGCGGAATGCCTTTGGTTAACTGGTCCATCACCACGTCTGAAGCGTCAACCAGCAAAACAAAGTCGGGGATAATTCCCATGTCCATCAACGGCTTGAACTGATGGTTTGCGGCAATCGTAATATAACGTCTATCCGGCCAATCTTTTACGCCGTCCTCATTTAAAATCTGTTTCAGCGTGTCCTTATTTTTATTGAACGACATACCGGAACCAATGCCGATCACGCATTTGTTTTTCCCGATCCCCAACGTATCGAGCAGCTTTCTATTTTTTCTCCAATATCTTTTGTTACGTTCAAGATTATCCGTCCATGTTTTCCCTAAAATTCTTATAGTGCTTTCATTTACATTGGTGACGTATTCATAACTCTTTTTCGGAATAATCCCATGTAAATGCTCTTGCTCTTCGTAATTTATTCTTTCTGGTGTTTTCATAAAAAAAGGGGAACCAATATTCGGCTCCCCTTCCTTTCTCCTGGTTAAAGGTTTAGGTCAGTCGAGTGAACATCCCATGCTGGAAGAGGTTGTACCCCTTCATTTCCATCGAGAACTCCGACAGAATTTGCCAATCATCGAAGTCACCCATTTTACCGAGCTTCTCCATAATCGCCTTGCGGCCTCGCTTGGCCCGCAGCTTTATCTTGTCGGTATTCACAACAAACATGAGGTTCGTCGGCACATTACCCATCGGAATCAAATCTACCTCAATTCCCGCCTCTGTGAGATACGACGTGACATATCCGCCGCCGGTACGGTCATTCACCCGCATACGAATCCGGTTTTTATCCCACTTGGTAAAATTGGCAGTCTGATCAATGTGCCCGAAAATCGTGAGATTTCTTGAACCATGCTCCCACAATTTCTTGACCATCGTATTGACCGCCGATTCCGTGAGGCTGGTCGTGGAGGTATCCACATTGGACCCTCCCTGCGTACCAAGGAATCCCAGAACACCGTTCATCAACCCGGCAAGCGCACTGGTCTTGGTAATCCTTGCGGAATACAAGGCCATCCGCTCGCGTTCTCTTTGAAGTTCCTTCAGGCGCATCAAAATCTGATGCTTGTCCTCCCTGCCGATCACATACATATCGGTTGACTTCATGGTGCCGGTAATCTGCACATCCTTTCGCAAAATCATGAACTCATTACTAAGCACCTGACGTTGCCTGGGGTTCGGCGTATTCGGCACAGAGCCTTCATTCGCCACCGCCCCGAGAACATACCACACCTCACCGGACACAATAGAGCCGGTAAGACTCATAATGCTCGCCCCATGTCCTGCCGAAATAAGGGAAATAAAAACACTGACCCCCGTTCCACCGGCAGCCGGGGTGGACGTTACCACCGCCAAAGCATGTCCGCCATAACTATTGGCGGCCTGTTCCGAGCAATACTTATAAAGTACACTCCCCTCAACGACCTGATACAAACTCTGGGAAGCCGTAATACCATCCGTACTCGTCACCACGAAACTCGCCTGAGCACATTCCGTACTGGTCGCCTGAGTTAGTTTGCCAGGTCCGAGGTCTTCCGAAATCCACTCGATATTCGTCCCGCCGGATTCCGGCCCCCACCCGATTCGATTGATAAAAGGCGTATCGGCAAGCGCCAAAAGGTCCAGCACTTCTGATACGTCCCGCCGTTGCGTTCCGTCCACCACACCGAACGGTACATCGCTTACAATATCACGGCTGTATAAACCACGCCCCTCATACTCCCGAGCGCCCGTCATCAACCATGCACTTGCTGTCGTTGCCATTTTCTATATTCCTCCGTCAAGGCAGAGGATTTTTAGAGTGCGTCAGGAAAGATGCTATCAATCACCGCAAGCTCGTCATAATCGTCCAGTGTGCCCCGATCCTTTATCTTGGCTTTCGCTTTTTCAAGAATCTTTTCACGCTCACTGCGATCCTTTTCCGTGCTTACAATGTTTCCCGTCCGCTCTCCGGTTTCCAAATGCGGGGCTTGAGTATCCCCGGCCTTTTGTCCCCCACCCTGTAATTTACTGATTGTGTTATGTGCCTGCTTCAGCACGTTTCCATAAAACTCATCCTTTAAATTCCGATATTCATCAATAGGGTCTCTGATTCCCATTTGAATTTCATATGCGAATGTCGGGTCTTTCATCTTGTCTTCAAACATCGGCCCGATTTTGCCATACAAATTGTCTTGCCGAATCTTGCCGTACTGTTGAAGCGCCCGCTGCTGATTCTCTTGTTGCTCCTTTTGAATATTCGTCCACTCGTTTCTGACGGCCTTTCGCGTCCCCTGCTCGATCATCCGTGCCAGGTCAATCGTTTCACCAGAGTTCACGTTGTCCAAATCAAAATCGGTCGCCGGTCTTGCCGGTCGGCTTGACTGCGTTTCCGCCAACTGCCGCTGCAATTCCATGTTGCGATCCCGTTCTTCTTTGAGCAGCCGTGAAACATGACCGTATTGACTGCTGGTTTCCAGAGTCCCGGCCAATTTCTTAGGGGAATTTATCCCCGCATCTTCCAACAACTTTTGAAGCTCCACCAAAGAGGCGGCCTCGTTTTCAGGTTCCTGGGGCTCCGCCGCTGGTGCGGCCCCTTCCTCTAGTGTCGGACTAGGATTTTGGTTCTCTTCCGGCATTGTCTTTTCCTTTCTGCCTGACCGTATTGGCCCTGCGTGCAATGTTATCAACTACACTGTTCCACCGGCTCCTGTGAGCGATCCACTTTTTAGGCTCCGATAGAAAGTCCAGTATCTGATTTACGTTGTAATATGTCCGCTGCAAAACATCCTTATCCTCTTGACTCAACTCGGTATATTTTGCGCTCAACATATCGTTGACCATTTTCGCCTTGATAGTGAAAAATGTGTCTTTCACAAATTGCCATTCTTCTTTCTTTAACGCTCTTTCATAGGCATCCAACCTCCGCTTATATTCATCATAAGTGTCAAATAATACTACAAATTGCTGCAATAAATCTTTCATTTAGCCGTTGTCGCTTTCTCTTTTGCCGCGTCTGCTTTAATTGCCTCAAGTGCCAAATTATGTCGAAACTCCTGCTCGTTAAGTGTCATGTCCTCAACGAAGTCTTTCTGACTCGTCATAATTTTGCCTTCCGTTTCAAACTGCTGCTTCTGATGTTCCGCTTGCATTTGAGCCATTGCCTGTTGCTGCATTTCCTGGCCAAACTGTTGAGGCGTTTTTAATAGATAATCGGCTTCCCGGATATCCAAAAGTTCCATCATGGTTTTCGTGTATTGATACTGGTTCACCCACGGATTTTGACTCCACAAGTTCGCCATTTGCACAAGCTGCTGTGCCCGCGCCTGTTTTCCCAAGGCCGGTTCCATAGAGGTGTAGCGAGCCGCAAAATCAAAGTCCGGGTGAATATCGTCCCCGAATATCTGACCGAACTGTTGTTCATCCCCGAACCCGATGCGATATTCAAACCCGCTCGGCAGATGGAACGTGTTTAAAATCATCAGATACTTTAAAAGCGGCCTCAAGCCCAGATAGTCCATACTCATCAAAAGCAGCTTGGCCCGTGCCTCGCCCATCGCCTGAATACCGTAAACCACCCCCACCCGTTCCTGCCTTTGAGGGGTTTGGCCCATGTTGTAATCATACATTCCCATCAAATCTTGGATGGTATCCTTGTAAAATGTTTCCTGCTCTAAAAACAGGTTTGAATGATAATCTGGGATAACAAGCGGTTCCACCTCGTCCATCGAGTCCACCGGCACAATCCCGAATGGTTTCCAGGTAAGAGCTTCCGGGGATACATCCGAATTGCTCAATATTTTAATCATCGGGTTTATCTGCATCATAACATTGGCAATTCTCAAATTCGCCAGGTTATTGATTTGCTCCTGGATTCCCTTTGTGAGCCGTACCATGCCGATATCCCAAAACAATTCCGGCTGTAAATAGCAACCCATATCGAACAAAGGCCGCATTCCATAGGTGTTTTTCTGAAGGGATAACAGCGTTCGATAATTCCCGATATGCGCGATAATCTCTTCTTCTTTCCCCTTGATTTTAAGACCGGACCCCACCTCATACGGCGCATCTTCCAAAATCATTTTGCCGTAACATTCAAGGACATCTATCTCCGGCGCTTTCCTTTTCGTGTCCCCGTCCTCGGTCTGCAAGGCCCCCTCGATTTCCAGGCTTTTTACGAATTGCTCTCTTGAATCACTCGACTGATACCCGGCACCCCCCTCGGGGGACACCCCGACTTCACTGATATTTTTGTATATGCCCTTGTCCGCCATGCGCTTTACTTCGTCCAACGACCGTTTGTAGACGATAAACACATACGGCATCTGCTGAATATTCTTGTATTCCGGGTGCGGCACAAACTGTTTGTTGTGCAAAACCTCGATATAAGGACCGTCATAAATCGTCTGCATTTCCTGGGAAATAAAATCCATTACGTCCATGCCCTGGAAGTTCCCCATCCGGTCAAAGCTTGGGGTCGGAAGCGCGATCCGTCTGGGGCTGATACGTTCTTCCTTTTTCCAGTAGGCTTTTACGATCCCTTTGCCAAACGTGATGGTATTAAAAAACCACTTCATCAGCGTGAGGTATCCCGCCCCCTGCTGGTCAATGTCGTTCAAAGTTTCAAACTGGAAATTGAGCACCCCTTCGACGGCCTTCACCCGTTCCAGGTCCTTTCTGTGACGCGGTTTTACACTGATTACGTTCCCCCCTTGAAAAATCTGGTCCATAAATCGGGATAAAATCGTATAGATAATCGGCAATATCCGGTTGAAATTCTCATTGTAAGTCAACGGATAATCAGCGGTATTTCTATACCCACGATAATATTCCAAATCTTCGTCATAATTGCCTCGATTGTAACTGTTTTTGTCCCACTGCTCTTTGTATCGAAGCATCAATTCCCGGTATATCTCTTCATCCCGCTTATTCATTTATCGGCCCGCCTAGTGTTTGTCTGTCTATGTCTTCAGGATCGTACTTCACATACATGATTTCCTGAATAACCGCCGGTTTGTCCGCTGTCTGGAACTCATGATACTCAAGCGGACGTGTCGTAAAAACCTGGCCTTTTTCGATATATGATTTTCCCCACTCTGTTTTTATGTAAATTTCCCCCTCTATCACAAAAAACTGGTTGAATTTTGCTTGGTGTTTGTGCCAACTGCATCTTTGATGCGGTTTTAGATAAAGAATTGACACTTCACATAAATCATTTTGAAATACGTTCCATTTTTCACCCCAGGTTTTGTAAGTTCTTTCCATTATTGCGACACCATATTGCTCTGATATTCCATGAGTTTAGACGTGTTCAGCGATTTTATCACATCATGACAATCATCCAAATAATCCGGTTGCAATTCCTTCGATAGCTTCCAAAGCAACCAGTGGATAATTGAACTGTGTGCAATTTGTGGCATCAGTTTTTTTGCCACCTTACCAAATTGTTCGCTGTTATGCTTTCGATAATCAATGTAATTCCGCCAGGTTAAAGAGTTTCCTGTGTGAAACGTCAAATGCGCGTCCTTCAGAACATGGCATGTCCGGCTGTATGCAATCAGGTTGCTGGTGATTGTTGATTCGGACCACGGGGTGCCCATACAAATCTCGCCCAGCTCGAACTTTGGATAAATCTCTCTGCGAAACACAAAGCAGTCATACCCGTTGTGCGGCTTGCCGTAACTCGAATATAGAAGCGGCAAGTCTTCGACTTTATTATAATACTCCGGCACCGTCCGCCGGTTGATAATCAGCGCGTCACAACCGTGGTCCAACATCCACATAACGGCGTCGTAAAAATGCGGCATCAATCCAATGTCGATATTCGTCTGGATGAATATGTCCGCCTTTGAAGCCGCATACAGATTGTCCAAGATATCTTTTAAATACGGCAGCTTGCGCTTTGGTTTATACTCCGTATCCAGCGTTGAACGTGTCAGGCCCGGTGCCTGCTGGAACCCTTCGATTATCGGGTCTTCCTCATACCCCGTCGTCCATAACTCGACGTTATCCCGTTTCGCTCTCCGCATGGATTCGTAGGTGATGGGTTGTTGATAAAACAACTCATTGTTTTCATCCACCTTCACCGGATTTACAATGTGTGCAATACCAATCATAAGAACGCTTTATCCCTTCTTGTAACGATGTTTTCGGTTGCCAGTTCAAGACTTCCGACAACCGTTGACTGCTCATCAGCTTGGCCGGAACTCCCGCAATATTCCCCGTCCAGTTGCATTTCAATCCCGGCTTTCCGACAAGCCGTTTAATCAGGTTGAAAAGACTGTCTATCCTTACCTGATACCCGGTCCCGACATTTACCACCCCCTGAATGTCGTCGTAATTGACACTTTCCATAATCATTACGCAGGCTTCGGCAAAATCCTCCGAGTACATAAATTCGCGTGTCGCTTTTCCGTCCCCCAACAATTCAATCGTATCTTTTTCATCCGCTGCAACACACTTGCCGATCAGCGCCGGTATCACATGATTATGTTTTCCCTGAAAATCGTCGTTCGGACCATACATATTGCACGGCACAACCGACATAAATTCTTTACCGTATTGCCGGTGATAGGCATGGCATAATTCAATCCCGGCTATCTTTGCAATGGCATACCCCCAATTCTCATCCGTCTTGCCCGTTCCGATTTGCGCTTCCACATATGGTTGCGTACCTTTAACGGGATAAATGCACGAACTGGCTACAAAAATCAGTTTTTTGACTTTACTTAAATACGCCCGCTTGATTACGTTCGCCTCAATCAGCATATTCTCGACAAGCATTTGGCTGGGACTGTCAATCGCCCGTTTAATGCCCCCGGCAAAAGCGGCGGCCAAAAACACATATTCCGGTTTATACTTGTCAAACAGCTTCCTGGTTTGATTCGTGTCGGCCAAATCAAATTCGTGGTGTTCAAACGTCAATACATTTGTATAGCCTTGTGCTTTTAATTCGCGGTATATGGCGGACCCCACCAGGCCCATGTGACCGGCGACATAAATCTTTGCGTTTTTATTCAAAATGCGGCTCCGGGAACGGCACGATCCAAACACCCTTGTAATCCGACAAGTTTCTCTTGATTTGCTCTTTCCAATTCCAGGCCAAAATCAAGGCAAATCCCGGCTGATCCTCAAGCAACCGATGATCCCCATACACGGGAAAATGACGGCCCGGCGTAAACCTATTTATCTTTCTCGGGGAATTATCCGTCACATATCGCAAATCAATCGGCACAACATTCAACAGCGTGTTCCCCTTGGCAGGCGCACTCACCCCGACACAATCCGGGGGAACAATCCGCTTAAGGTTCAACCGATGCAACATCACCCGATGCGCGAACCCGGTAAAATCGACCGGCTCACCCCTTGGCTCTCGGTATTCCCCTCTCAGAATATAATAGCGGGTCGTGCCACCATGAACTTGCCGATGCTCAGTCGCTACAACATTCATGTTGTACTGGCTGACCAGCACGGACACAGGGAACTGGTCCAAGTAAGACAAATGCTCATGGTAAATCGTGTCATAGGCCAGTTCATCCACCAAGCATCGAAGGGAAGGCGCTTCAACGACAAACACCCCGTTTTTGTCCAAAAGCACGTCCACCGCACCCATGAACTCGTGCAAATCATCCACATGCGCGAACACGTTCGTCGCCGTTATCACCTTAGCCTTGCCGTAGCTTTCAACAATTTTCCGCGCCAGGTTCACATCCCAAAAGCCGTCCAAGGTCCGTACTTTGGCATGTTTCGCAATATGCTTGACCGGCTCTACCCCCAGAACCCGGCAGCCCATCGTCTTAAAATGAGATAGCAACGTACCGTCATTGCTCCCAATATCAACCACCAAATCGACCGACTGCAACTGGTAGGCATCAAGCACGGTTTTCGCCAGCTCTGCAAAATGCTTGATACCATCAACATTCGTCCCCGTCTCATACGGGTAATCGTTGTTGAACAACACTTCTTTCGGCACGGTATGGTCAAGCTGCGCCAACCCGCACTTCGGACACTGCACCATCCGCAAGGGGTAATAGGTTTCCGTTTGATTCAAATCACTTAAAAACGCATCGCTCGGCGGGTGATACCCCAGGTCCAGTACCAAATCAAGGTATCCATATCCGCATACTCGACAGTTCATTTGTACCAAATCTTTACCTTTACCGCTCCGGCGCACGTTATAGCCACATAAATTCCGATTTTTACTTCCTCACCTTCGTCTGCCGGAACCGTATAACCATGAATTCCATACCCGACAGAATATTCATAAGACGGACTTAATTCCCTACCGGAACCTGCGATATTGTCATAAACCGCAATCGTCGGTTTGTTCGTGCCGTCATCGTATATAGTCATCCCGCCGTATTTACAGTTTCCTGTATATATCAACTGATTGGCAGGCGTACCCCCGGAGCATGTCGCTATTAAACTTTGCCACATTTAATATCTCCCTAAAAAATAGAAAAACGCCGCAAATATCGTATGAAACCAGACAACCCCGGCTCCAACCAAAATCGCTTTCAACCGATAGTTTTCATCCCGCGCCTTCTTTAATGCCACACCCGACTTTGCTTGCCGGATATGTTTCTCCGCTTCCTCGTTATCATGGATTTGCTCGGCCATGTGCCAAACCCTAGCCGGAAGTTCCATTAAGTCCTTATCGAAATCCTTTGGGTCAATCATGGCCATAGCCGTCTTGACCTGCCAGTTCTTCGCCGTGTTTCTCGGACTCTTTATCAGCTTGCGAGGACTGTACCCCCTTGCCGTGTACTCCTGTATTCGTTCCGCAGTCAGCATTTTAAAAATATCTCCCCAAGTCAATCGTCGGACGGCGTACCTCCGGCCTACCATAACTCACCGTCGGCCATTTATTGTTCCTTCTGTTCTTCTGCCGCTTCAAACCGACTTCCTGTAAAATATATTTCAAACACACGGGATAATCACTCCACTTCGGGTCCGGCTTTCCAACCCCATCCTCTCCCCGCTTCCAATAATGGTTCCGCAGGTACTGTCTAAGGAACTTGCACCGTTCATAAATAAATAGGCGAGGCGTGTCCCGCCCGTTACCCTTAAAGTAATCGTTGACGATACTGATTCCCACCAACGGGTCCCGGTTCCTCGCCGCCGATGTGACAATCCCGCACCGCCTGAACTCGTCCCACGCATTAAAACCCCGCTCCTGCGCCTTATATAATTGCTTGGCACTAGGGTCCTGCCACCTGGAAAACCGTCGCTTATAAAACGGGTCTCCCTCAACATTCTTAAAAATGTCGGTCAGCTCACTAATATCCTTGTCCCGCGCAACTTCCTTGTCCAACTCGTCGAATATCGTGATATTACCATCCCGGCTCACCCATCCCCACAACGCCGCGCACGGCTTGCTGGGGTGCCAGTCAAAAGCCATTACCCAGTCAACCTCATACGCCTCCGGCATCGGGGTGTCGTTCCGCAATAAATGCCCGTGACACTTCTCATAGCTCCACAACGAATCCTGAAAATCCGGGTGAACCAAATCACCCCAAGTAGGATAACGGCCATACACCTGCACATCTATCTGCTTTTGCGTCTTACCCCTGCTGAACCGCTCGATAAACTCGGAGGTAATCGCCGGATTGTCCGCCATACACGCATTCACAACATGAATGTCCGTGTCCCCCAACGCATTGTCAACAATCCGGTCCTTCGTCCACGTCGGGCCCTGGCCCTCTTCATACGGCGGCGTAAGCCCGGCAATCACCCGGCCTCCACCCTTCGCGTTTCTTAAACCTCTCAAATTCTCATCAAACACCCGCTGATCACATTCCTCATCAACGGCCAGCGCATCAAACTGCTTCCCCCGCATCGCCTTCCAGCCCTGCTCGTTCGTGACGAATATGATCTGACTGCCATTCCTTAAATCAATACTCCTGTGGTCCTTGTTGTACCCTTTCGTGACCATCGAAGGCGGTAACATCGCCCCTAGCTCAATGTTGTGCGGCATCACCACCTGGGGCGACTGCAACTTCTCCAACGCAACATCCAATACCTTGTCATAGTCCGGCTCAATTACACACACCCTTAACGGCGGCGGCGCAATCTGCTTCGGATGAATCCCCAATACCAACGCCGCAACACTCCAAAACACCATGTGCGTCTTGCCCGTACCATTGCCCCCAATAAACCAGGTCTGCCACTTCTCCGAATTAATATACTCCTTCTGTTGAGCATAAAAAAACTGGGGCCAACTGATTATCGGCACCCAGTCCTTCGGGACTTCAATACCATCAAGATTATCCATACCCCTCAATACTTTATCTTATATTTCGCTTTCTTTCTCGGCCCGTATGCCTTAGCTAAGTACGCCTTATACGCCCTCTCAGCAGCAGCCTTCGTCGTGTATATCGCCTTCCCTTTGCCTATCCGCCACTTACCACCCTTCGCCTTCCTCACCGGCATATCAATACCCCCTACAACAACCAAACATGAATCGCACCATGAGACAACGTCGTCACCGTAAAATTCTCAACCTTCACCGGCGGATGAAACGGCCCCGCTCGCCAAACTAAACAACTGCCAAAATCCGCCCCGTTTACCTGCACCTTAAAGGTCAATGTAACGCCGTTCATCGTTAACACCATATCATCCCCGTCCGCAACATCGGCCGCATCATCCACCCACTGTATCTCTCGGATTAATAAAAATCCCGTCTTCGTCCCCGCACCATCAAATACCAACGGATTCCCACTCGTGTGAATCGCCATAACACGTTACCTTCGCTTACTTAAATCATTTAAAGCCATAACAATAAGATAACCAAACAACCCAATAAGTATTACACCAAAGACTATCGCTGATATTATTTGAAATAATTCCATTTTGAAAATCCTCAGTAATGAAAACCACTGGGGCCATACTCATTCATTATAGTTATATTTAACATAGGAGTATCATGTCCTGCTCCTTTCGGCGGTGTCCAGTCTCTTTCACCAAGATGTTTTTTGTCAGGGTGCTCCTTATGACACCAACACACATCATATTTATTATATGACGATAAAAAGGCACCACATAGTTTACAAATACGTTTTGTCGTCATTGGCTACCTAATCTCTGGTTTGTTTTTTCTCAGAAAAGTGTGAGAGGGATAATAAACGTAAACGACCCCACCCCGTCTTACCAGTCCCCCCACCCTTGGGACTTTATTAATAATTTCAATACGTTAGCGTCCCAATGTCCTATAACTTACATTATGTAAACTTTTTGATTATCCCATGTAATATCAACCACTTACCAAACACTAAAACGTATAGAATATAACCCTTGCGATATCCTCATTTATCACCGTCTATTTTGAGGGATTCCCCAGTGATCTGTTGTTGTATGAATGCCTGGACCTGACCGATGTTGATATGAGGTTGGATAACCTGTGGTTCCTGTGTTGCCACTGTTTTATCCATAACCAGCTTGTTCCATTGTAAGAATACACTAGGATTATCCTTAGCTAAGTCTCTGTCCTTTATAGCTTTTTTGGTGTTTTTGATAGCAGTGCCAGCACACTCACGGACCATGAGTTCCGAGTAATAATCTCGGAGCTGATTTAGTGTAAAATCAAACAATTGTGATTTCTTACGACGTCTCCACACGTAGACTGTATCCTTACTGACACCACTTTTAAGCAATTCTCTATTGATATCGGAATCGGTTGCGTCCGGTTGTTTTACGAGCACTTCGCACGCCTTTTTTTCAGCCTTTAAGAGTGCTTTTGGGATTCTTGGACGTTTTTTGCGATCCTCCATTTTTATTTTTTTAGGCATGGTGATTTCTTTTTAATATCCTTCTTAATAAGGTGCTCATGGGTGAGCACTGTGTATGTATCACTGGTGAGCACTACATAAGGCTCATGGGTGAGCACTAGGGAAGAGTGATTTTAGGTGTTCTTGTTCGACCAATTCCCATTTAGTTGATTTGTATGGTGCGCTGGTGGTTATGATGAATTTAGCGTCCAGGAGCTCTTGTTTAGCGCGTGTGATGGTTGCGCGGCTCATGTTCAAGTCTTTTGATAGTTGTGTGGTGGTGCGTGTAAAATAGCGACGTTTTCCGGAATATCTATTCCGATGCTTACAAAGCATGAAATAGAGTATTTTGGCTGATGGTGTTAATTTGTTCCAGTCAGGATCTTCTAAGACCCAATGAGATACGACAAAGTAGCCATTTAATGGCTCTGCAGGTTTCATGTTGCTCCTCTGACGAGCGTTGATAATGGCCGGCCAAACGATAGTCAGAGTATCGTCTGCTTACGGGAGCGACCACCGGCCTTTGGCTGATAGGTTTCATGGCCTGATTTTGAGCATAAAAAAACCGCCAACCCAAATTTTGGGCGCAGCGGTCTCATTCAAGATCTGATTATGCACATTTTGAGATAAATGTCAAGTTTTATTTTTCGGCTCCCAAAGTTTACCCTCGGGGCCGCATAAACCCCCGACTTCCCGCATATCTTTAGCCTTTGAATAAATCACATCACCCGTAACCAAATCATATTTCTCAAACCCTTGTACCGTTACCCTACATTCATGTAAATATGAGGTATGTTTTGGACTTTCATCAGCGTGAAAATACCAATTATGCGGATATTTGTACGTCAACCGCTTACAATCCTTGCAAAATTTCATGTTGTCACCTCCAATATGCTGTATTGACTCAAACCCTCTACAATCATTGTTTTTATTAAGTTCGAGACAGTTTCCAAAAACTACAACAAGGCTTATTGGTGCGCTTCCTATTTCCTGCGCGTTTCCGCGCTTTACAAACCACTCATTATGACATTCGTGCATACTTCCGTTATGGACATGGTGCTTACAATCGCTACAATACACTTTTTTATCTGGTTTCACCTTGTCACCTCCAAATAATTATTATCTACCAATACCTGATAAAAACCCTGGGCAATGCCTTCAAGCGCCCGATCATTGTCGTCAAAAATTCTATGCCCTGATGTTTTATCAATCGCATGGAATAACTCATGAATAAACGTACAAATCAACTCACTTTCTGCTACCTTCTCTCCCCCTGTGGTCGCATCATTTATTCGTATTTCCTTAGCATCATGATCATATTGCCCCAATAGATCCCCACGCTCCTTGAATACATACGGGAATATTATTTTTACATCATGCCCGCCTATCTTTAACATTTTCGGTAATTTCATGTTTTCGTCACCTCCGATTTATTGCCGCCACCCGTCCAAGCCACGGATACCCCGGCGGACTGGCCCGCAGCCACCATTGGTACTGACTATTTCGCAGGGCCACGCACAAGTCCCTGGTCATGTCCACCTTGCCCGTATTGAGATAATCATACATCGTCTTATCCCAACCGACGATCATATCCAACGGTTCAAGGGACACAGCTATTTCAAGGCGTAGATTATCATAGCTATGTGATTTTGGACTCCCGTCTGGTTGACCACCGAGGCCCGGCAGGTGACTCAGATAATAATCAAGAGCGCCTTTAAATACCCAATCGTTCAGCGGACATTCGCTTCCCGGTAGCCGACAACCGAGCCATTTTGCGTGTGGACATGATCTGGTTTCAGTCAAATTAAATCCTCCTGTGTGATTTCCTTAATTCTCGGTTGCCACCTTAAATCCAAAATATCAATCGCGCCACTTAACTCCCACCATTTACTCGCTCGAATATCCCAAATCACGCTATCGTCATCGTAAACAGCATCCCCCAACGCCTTAATTAGGTTATCTAAATCAGGCTTCTGCCTGTGCGGCGTGAGATACATTTCATCCCTCTTTTTATTCGACCATGATTTCGGCATCGGCAGATAAAACGTGACCCAGGCCCCGTGCGCAGGTAATTTGACGTTCAGCCGGCGCACCTCATCCTTGAAGTCCCAGTATCGAACGACGCAACCCCGCTTGTGCCATTTATCTCTCTGCGTCATACGGGGTTTCGGGACGGGGGTTATGGGGTATCGCATTTTTTTTGCCCCTCATATTCATCCATGCAATAACACTCCAAGCCCTTACTGAGTATCAACCATTGAGGAATATCAACAAAATGCCCGTGCATATCTAAATGTTCAATTTGGGATTTCGGCAACCAAACATTTTGATTATCAAACGAAAAACAAATCGCTTTTTCCGTGCTTACCTCAATATCATCATAGATCAATCGGCTCATCGTAATACCACCCCGAATCAGGAATAATTTCACAACCCCGAACAATCTTGAAGTTAATCGCCTGATTATTCGGGTTTTTCTCACTATCACGCCAGTTTTTTGCCTTAATAATAGAGAGCTTCCCCCGGTCCACCGTGCAATACAACCGAGGCTTTTCAAGAGAAAACGATGCACCTCGCCCCAACCTGGCCTTGGGTGCCTTTTGAATACACACAATCGCAACTCCCTTGTTGAGACGATTGTATATTGCGGTTAAATCCCCTGAGATACGGTAAAAACTATCTGTTATTTCTAAAAAATCTATAATGTTCAGCGCATTCGGTTCAATGACATCCGCAAAATTGCTTGCCCGTTCCTTTGCCGTAAAATTCCAATGGTCAATCGTAATGTCATCAAACTTCGACAATCGACTGTTTAATTCCTGGTCCCCCATCTCACTACTGAAATAATATGTCGGGATTTCCTTTTGATTCAACCGTGCAACATTCAGCATCAACGCAGTTTTGCCGCTATCCGGTGCCCCGGCAAACACAAACAGGCTTTTCGGAAAAGTATAAATCCAACGATGAATCCCCAACGGCAAAATCAAATCCAGGTCATGATCCGTAAAATTCTTTTTGTAATTTATCAGCTTCGCGTCCTTGTCGATTAATCGGAATTGACCGTTCCGATCACCCGTCCGCTCGATTAACCCTTCATCCGTTAGCCGCCTTAAACACTCTGATATTGTCTTTTTTTCGCGTCTTGTGGACACTTGTGTCCATTTGTGGACTTCTGTGGACAAAAAGTGTCCACTTGTGGACAAAACAAACTCGCGCACCTCGTCCATCAGATTTCTTTCCTTGCGATTTGACCTCTGGACGGCACTCTTTACTTTGATTTGTATTTCTTTTTCAGGGAAGGGGGGATTGCAGACTTTAGAAGAGATAAGTGAAAGAATTTGCTCAATTTCCGGTACAGGCATACCGCCTTTTACCAGGCAATTCGCAACGTGGAAAAGGGTATCATCCCGGCTGCCTTTGTCGAACGATAAATCCCTATGTCCACAAGTGTCCACAGAGTTCGGCACGGGATTTGCAGTTATAGTACTAATAATATAGTTAGGAGTATTTAAAATACAAGAGCGCATTGTATCCGGTAATCGTGCTGTAACCAATGCGTTCTCTTTTACAAAAACGTATGCCCCGGCCCCGCCGTTTGTGGACGGCGGTGCGACTACATAGCCCCCTTCGCTGCGTATGTCACAGTCAGTCAAAAAGCGCGTCCGATTTCCAATCCCTCTTTCGTGCTGAAAATAAAGATGGTAGCCGCCGCTTGGCGTTTTTACGATAGGCGTGTCAATCTTGGGGGGAATAAACTCTTGGATTGCTTTCTCGCCTTCCTTGCTGTCGATATCAATCACCGTGAGGTTGCTGGTTTCTCCTGTTACGATTGCGATATTGCTACCGACATATTTCCCTTTGCTTCCCCACCAGGCATTCAACTCGTCTTTTGTCGGCTTCCGATGCTGATACTCTTCCCATGAGAAGTAAGGCCGTTTGTCGTGCTTCACGGGGAACACGCTGTAACCGGCGGCGAGATATTTTTTGATATGATTAATCATCTTCCGCCGTATCAAGAATCCCTTTGAGCATCACAGAAAAAGCAAACCCTAACGCCTCTAATTCCTTTTGCATCTTCAGATATTTCGCCTGTAATTTAAGATGCGCCTTTCGCTCTGCCTCATACTTTGCCAGTGGTACTGTTTCCATTATTTACCCTCCAAAACACAAAACGCGATTTACCAGTGGACTCAGGGGTACGATGCCCTGGACAGAATTTTATAATTCTG